TTGAACGGTATAAATAGAGGACGATACCGCGGGCCCAACGCATCTGTCCAGGGCGGAGGGGGCCAGTTAGGGGGGGGTTCCCTAAGGAGCTGCGGGCTCATGGGGCTTTTGGGGCGGGCCCCGCGAGCGAGATACGAGGGCATGCAGCACGAGAATAATGCTACTCCCCGGATATATTGGAGAAGGCATTCGAAGGAACTTTCCATGAAACTTACACTATTCATTAGATTTAATAGACTATCTATAGTCTATTAGCCTATACTATACTATATTATTTTTTAATAAATAATAATAGAAGAAGGGGACAGAGGGGATGGAGGGGAGAGAGTATAGCCTGTTGTGTAGAAGGGACCTAAATAGGAAGTTTCCATATACTAAAAAAGGAAACTTCCTGAGCCTCTATATGCAAAAGAGTTTTCATCCAAAACCCTCTCCCCTCAATCCCCTTTGTCCCCGTCTATTTATGGATTTGGCATGAAACACCCTCTCAAAGAGGCTTCGGTCAGTGTCATATTATTTTCTCACGCCCTCGTTAAGCAGTATGAGCGATTCGGATTGGAGCATAGACCCTGAGGACGAGCCCAGGGAGTCTATTCACGCGCAGCAGATGCCTCCTGGCTACAAGGAGCGTGAAGAGCAGTCTCCTGCCGGTATGTACGGCAATCAAATGGGGGCGGACCCCAATCCCGCGCCACGCACCAGCAACTACGCCACCATCATCCCGCGCCTTCATGGCCAAGTGTCTGGGCTTCGCGCGACATGCCCGCGCGAAGAGACGTCTCCCCAGCGTAACGTACGCGCGCGCGTTGTCTCACAGGAGACTGTGACCGTATCGGATGATGCTTTCAGTTCATCATCCAACGAACCAGCTACCGATTTAGAAGCATTTCATGTGTTTATGCCACTCGAGAAGAATTCGTGGAAGTCTACCGGAAACGCATTCTTCTGCTACAACAACGATACCGGGACGTGGAGTACCGACAAGGACAGGGGGGTTGCTACGATGCGCCATCTCATCGCACGGCACGTGGATGTTCTGGGAAAGTACGGCCACTGCGTCCATTGCATAGACCAAGTCTTAAAGTTCTGCAAGGGGAAGAACCTCGTCGACGCCGACTGGTTCAATAAACTAGACACGCGCTTCGAGATAGGGGAGATGGTGTTCCGAAACGGTGTCTACAACATACTGACAGGCGTGAAGACGCCGCTGTCTGCAGACCTGCTCGTGCAGCGGCAGTTGGCATACCCAGCCCCGGACCGTCCAGCAACGCCGCGAGTCAAGAATGAAGTGCGCCGTATCATCAACCAGCTGTTCCCGGAAGAGAACTCGCGCATTGAGATTATGAAGAGATACGCAGAGACCGGGTTCACAACGACGAACAAGGACAAGTACATGGTCCAACTGTACGGCGATGGGGACAACGGGAAGTCAACACTTGCCGCAATTTCAAAGAAGGTGTTTGCAGAGTACAACAAGACGGTGGTCGGGCACTCGCTGGACGCAGGGACCAAGACGGGCGAGATTAATACGTGGGCGATTAAGTTCCACGGCGCGCGGTGGGTGTGGCAGGACGAGGGAACGTGCGACGGGGTGCTGGATTCATGCAAACTCAAGAAGATCCGCGGGAGGTCGGGTCTTTCGGGCCGGGTCCCGTACGGCCCGCTCATCGACGTGGTTCCGACGTGGAAGCTGTGGCTGATGGGAAACGACATAGCCGAGATCAAGCCAGTGGACAGCGCGATTGAGAAATCGATCTTCACGGTGGAGATGATCCCGACGTTCACGAACGACGCGGCCGCCATAGCGCGCGCGAAGGCGGGTGTGCACGCCGAGTACATCTTCCCAAAAGACCCCAACTTGGTGGACAGGTTCGAACAGCGCGACTACAAACTTGCATGGATCGAGATCTGCGCAGAGTACCTGCAGATGTGCGTGGAATCGATGGCGTCGGTGGGCCAGTGCTTCCCGCCACTCGAGAGCGAGCACATATCGCGCGACATGTACGCCGAGGAGAACCAGTCTCCCGAATCTATATTTGAAAGAATACTGGAGGTGACGGGCGACAAGACTGACACGATTTCCGCGGACTACATGTACCCGCGATTCAAATCCGAGAACTACGCGCAGTCCAAGAAGAAGTTCAAGGACTGGATGCGGAAGTACGGGAAGAAGGTCGAATCGCGCGGCGTTGTGTTTGTGTACGCGCACAACAAGCCATTTTTTAGGGGTGTTAAGTTCATGGAGGTGGACATGGATGTGCAGGGGGGTGTTGACTTGGCTCAGTTCTGAATTAAATCTAAAATAATATATAAAATATGCAACTCACAGCACCACAGCGCACACTCGCATTCTGGGGTGTTTGCATCCCCACGCGCCTCTACATAGCTACACTCGCGCGCGACTCTAATTATAAAAACGTTTTGCGCATTGCGACCGCGCTGGTTGCGGCGAAGTGGCTGAGCGGCGGCGTGACTAAGAGAGCGTGGGCTACTTTGGGGGCCGCGCGTGGTGGAGCGAGGAGCGGCGGCTGCACGGGGCGCTGTGGGGCGCCTACGCGCTGGGTGGCGACTGGCGGTTTCTGCTCGCGGACGCGCTGCTCAGCGCGGGAAACTGGATCATTAATAATTAAGTGAACCGTCGTCCGTGGCGTCCCGCTGTGATACCCCCAAGGACGATTCAAGAATGTTGGGGAAGAATTCCATTTCAGCGTATAGACTGAACCGACCCCGTCGTTGTCCAGTGAGGATATTCCGTCGCGAACCACCGTTCGTCATTAAAAACAGTTCAGACGAACCGATCGCTACCTCTATCACTCGTTGTACGCCGGAGTTAACCTGTGTCTTATGTCTAAAATTGAATCCGTAGTCATTCCCTGGGTTCACAACATAAACGAACCCTGTGTATATATCTCTTGCTTTCATGACGACTCGCATCGGGTCGTAGTTCAATGGAATCCCGATAAGAAGCATTTGGCCATTATCATATTGACTCAGTAGAAATTCTTGCGACTTGTACAATAGGGGCGGCTTTGGAGCTCGCTCGAGTGCGTCAATCCTGTTTCTGATTACATTCTGTCCAGAGAGGACAGTTTGCACAATATTGGCTGTGTTGGTGATAAAAGTATTCAGTTGTGTATACTGATTCTCTATAGTTTTGATTGACTCTTGGATACTTTTCAAGTCAATAATGGTTTCGCCTACGGCGTAGGCGGCGTTAATTATATCAGTCCCGTGGCGGTCCACTGTTTTTTGGATCCGGTCAACGTCAGTGTCTAGTTGCCCAATGCGAGTTGTGTTGCTTTGAATCGCTGTGTAGTTGTCGCCAGCGAGTGAATAGAGTGATTGAATCTGACCGCCCGTGCCCGTGATTTCTAAAATCGACCTAGTATTGCCGCCCACGCGAGAATCTAGTTGAATCACACTCTCCTCGAGCGGTCCGAGGTCCACGGACTCGCCGCCGCCGCTCCCCGCTGGGCCCGTCGCGCCCCTCACACCCGTCGCACCCGTCGCGCCCCTCGCACCCATCGCACCCGTCGCACCCGTCGGGCCCGCTGGGCCCGTCGCGCCCGCTGGGCCCGTCGCGCCCGTCGCGCCCGTTGGGCCAGTCGTGCCCGTCGAGCCGCCGCCGCCGCCGTCCCCGTTCTCGAGCGTCTGAATGCGACTTATAGTGCCTTTAATCACCGTTAGCTGGTTTGCCCCGGCGGTCTCAAGATCGTCGACACGCGCCTCGAGCGGTCCGAGGTCGGTCAAGCCGCCGCCGCCCTCTAACTCTGGGCCGGACTCGGGCCCGGGCGAACTAAACACCGCCTCTGACAATTGTGAATAACTATCCTCGTGTCCACTTACTTCAAGACGCCAAAACTGCGCCGTCTTTATGTTGGCAAATAAGACGGTCTGACTGGCGTTTGCGGTCGGTGGGTAAGCGCCTTCCCAATTCGCTGTTCCCCGCAGCGTCCACGGTCCCGTGCCAGACGTTCCGGAGAAGACGTCGAATTTTTTGGGACATCGGCCTTGGGCGTTACCCCATGAATAAAAGGTTACGCTTCCAACTCGAATTGACGTTCGTGTGTCGATTACAACGAATGCAATTGTTTGATTCGCCGTGTTCCATATAGAGCCGCCCTGAAATCCTCCATCGTATGGATTGAGGTAGTTGTCGAAGAGGTTGACAACACTACGGCCGGAACTTTGAGGAGGAGAAGTGTCCACAATCAAAGCATCAATTAAAATTAATGGCTCGGCTTCTTCGACTATAGAACCGGCGTTCTCTAACGCTGTAACGCGCGAGTTTATGTTTTTGAGGACGTCGAGACGTTGAGTGGCGAGGAGATCAAATGTATTTATATCGCAATATTGGTCGTCTGCAGTTGTATTCGTGAACACCACTCGGAAGTATCTGGACAACGCCGACGGGAATTCGACTATAATGTTGTTGTCGTTGGAAGGAGAGGTCGCCAGTATAGACGTCCCAATCTGGGTCTACGGGCCGGAACTTGACATCCCGGAAAATAAGCGGGTATCCCGAGGGAACCTATTTTTATATAAATTTCTGGGTTTCATCCGGAAACCACTCACGCGCACCACCTCCCCCATTTCGAATTCTGCGAATGCGACGCCATCAACCTTGATGAACGCCGTAAGGGTGGACTCGTCACCATCGAACAGCTTGTAAACGCCATAATCAGCAATATTAGCATACCATGTAGACGATCTGGTTACCACGTACGAGTTGGGGTCTAAAAATTTGCCGCTGTCATAAGTTATTATAAGCTGGTTCTCGAGGATCGCAATCGCATCGCTGTTGTCTCCCACGCGAGCGTCGATCGTCCCCACGTACTCCTCGAGCGCGGGGTCGGTCTCCGCCGTCGCGCCAGTCGCACCCGCTGGGCCCCTCGAACCCATCGCGCCAGTCGCGCCCGCTGGGCCCCTCGAACCCGTCGCGCCAGTCGCGCCCGTCGCGCCGGGCGCGCCCAATGGGCCCCTCGAACCCGTCGCGCCAGTCGCGCCATCCGCGCCATCCGCGCCATTCACGCCATCCGCGCCATCCGCGCCATTCACGCCATCCGCGCCCGTCGCGCCCGCTGGGCCATCCGTGCCATCCGTGCCCGCTGGGCCCGTCGCACCATCCGCGCCATCCGTGCCCGTCGCACCCGCTGGGCCGCCGTCTCTCTCGAGCGTCTGAATGCGATCTGTGTTGCTCGCCACGTTAGTCTGGAGTGTTTCAATTGTTACACCCACCAACCCTAGCCCCAACCCGAGGTCGCCCAGCGCAGTTCGGTTGTGAGTGCCCACTAACCCCAGCCCCAAACTGAGGTCGCTCAGCGCATTTCGGTTGTGAGTGCCCAATAGCTCGAGCCCCAAACTGAGGTCGCCCAACGCCTCCGTGTGTTGAGTGAAGTGCGTTTCTGTATCGCCAGTCGCGCCATCCGCGCCATTCACGCCATTCGCGCCATCCGCGCCATTCACGCCATCCGCGCCATCCGCGCCATTCACGCCATCCGCGCCATTCACGCCATCCGCGCCCGCTGGGCCTGTCGCGCCATCCGCGCCATCCGCGCCCGCTGGGCCGCCGTCTTTCTCGAGCGTATGAATGCGCTCTGTGTTGCTCGCACTGGCGTCGAAGTTGTCGCCGGCCATCGCGAAGAGCGTCTGGATCTGACCGCCCGCGCCAGTGACCATTCAAACCTTCCTGGTGTTTTTGGTCACGAGATCGTCGAGCGTTGTTATGCGTTTGTCGATTGCGGGTATGACGTACAGCAATGTAGTATTCAATTCAGACAGTGTTACGTTTTTTACACCCGGTGTGCGTACAGAGAATGCAAATGTCCCTGCATTGGACCAATCCTCTATGAAGCCATAAGTGCCGTTGACGTAATCTGCCGACAGCCATGTGACATCTAGTTTTGTGTCCAGTAGTTCCACAGCGAGGATTTTGTTGTAACCAGTTGGTTAGCCTCCTTCGGGGTCGGGCAGGATACCTGTAATCATAATTTCCTCTATCAAAAACTCGGATCCGAGGTCAATCAAAACTCGAACGTCGCTCACGTCGTCAGTACCAGTAATGTGTGCACCAATCGGACTCATTCCAGTTATACGGAAGGCCGAATTCGACGTAACATTGGTAGTTACAGTTTTGTCGAGCGCGATGTTATGGTCAGGAAACTCAAGGATCGTCGCACCGCGTTCGTTAAATGGGGTGAAGACGGCCACCTTTAACAAAAACATATTCACAGACGCTGCACTGAAGCCGTCCCGAGGTCTTCCAATCAAACGCACGTATCGTGCATAGGGATGTGGTGAGATTGACGTGACGCGTTCCTCGAGCGTTTCAACTACAACGCCTACGAACCCGAGCCCCAAACCGAGGTCGCCCAACGCATTATCGGTATTCTTCTCGAGTGTTTCAACTGTGGCGCCCACGAACCCCAGCCCTAAAGCGAAAAGCGAGGTCGCCCAACGAATTCTTATATTGATTGAAGCGTGTTTCGATTTCAAGTGCGTCAAAATTAGTCTGTAGCGTTTCAACTGTTGCACCCACGAACCCGAGCCCCAAACTGACGTCGCCCAATAAATTTGTGGTGTGAGTAAAGCGCGTTTCTATATCAAGTGCGTCTAAATTAGTCTGGAGCGGTTCAACTGTTGCACCCACGAACTCGAGCCCCAAACTGACGTCGCCCAAGGAATTTGTGGTGTGAGTAAAGCGCGTTTCTATATCAAGTGCGTCGAAATTAGTCTGGAGCATTTCAACTGTTGCACCCACGAACCCGAGCCCCAAACTGAGGTCGCCCAAGGAATTTGTGGTGTGAGTAAAGCGCGTTTCTATATCAAGTGCGTCTAAATTAGTCTGGAGCGTTTCAACTGTTGCACCCACGAACCCGAGCCCCAAACTGAGGTCGCCCAAGGAATTTGTGGTGTGAGTAAAGCGCGTTTCGATGTGAAGTGCGTCTAAATTAGTCTGGAGCGTTTCAACTGTTGCACCCACGAACCCGAGCCCCAAACTGACGTCGCCCAAGGAATTTGTGGTGTGAGTAAAGCGCGTTTCTATATCAAGTGCGTCTAAATTAGTCTGGAGCGTTTCAACTGTTGCACCCACGAACCCGAGCCCCAAACTGACGTCGCCCAAGGAATTTGTGGTGTGAGTAAAGCGCGTTTCTATATCAAGTGCGTCGAAATTAGTCTGGAGCGTTTCAACTGTTGCACCCACGAACCCGAGCCCCAAACTGACGTCGCCCAAGGAATTTGTGGTGTGAGTAAAGCGCGTTTCGATGTGAAGTGCGTCTAAATTAGTCTGGAGCGTTTCAACTGTTGCACCCACGAACCCGAGCCCCAAACTGAGGTCGCCCAAGGAATTTGTGGTGTGAGTAAAGCGCGTTTCGATGTCAAGTGCGTCTAAATTAGTCTGGAGCATTTCAATTGTTGCACCCACGAACCCGAGCCCCAAACTGAGGTCGCTCAGCGCTTCTCGATTGTGAGTAAATCGCGTTTCGATGTCAAGTACGTCTAAATAGTCTGGAGTGTTTCAATTGTTGCACCCACCAACACCAGCCCCAAACTGAGGTCGCTCAGCGCTTCTCGGTTGTGAGTACCTATCAACACCAGCCCCAAACTGAGGTCGCTCAGCGCTTCTCGGTTGTGAGTACCCATCGACCCCAGCCCCAAACTGAGGTCGCTCAGCGCTTCTCGGTTGTGAGTACCCATCAACCCCATCCCCAAACTGAGGTCGCTCAGCGCTTCTCGGTTGTGAGTACCCATCAACCCCAGCCCAAACTGAGGTCGCTCAGCGCATCTCGGTTGTGAGTAAAGCGCGTTTCGATGTCAAGTGCGCCTAAAAGAGTCTGGAGGGTAATTATGTTTTTGCGATTAATTTCAACGTTCTCAAAGTTTGAAACTTTATTATAATATATATTCTTCACATCCACATTTTTTAGGGATTTTCCCTCTTTCCAAACGCACCACCACTGCCTTGCATTTATAACGCAGTTTTAGAATAAATATTATTACGGATGAACACACTTGAAATTAATATCCGGTCAGAGTAATCAATGATACTAAGCGCCCTCGCCACCCGTACCGTCAAAGTCCGGCTCCGTACCACCGTTGTCCGGATTAACACCCGTTCCTGTGGTTAAACTGAATGTACTCCAGCTCATCAATAACGCTTGTTCAGGGTACAAGAGGCTTCCCGCCGGATTACTGAACACCACTCTGAAGTACCTGACCGACTGCGACGGAAATGGGACTATAATACCATTCGAGCTTAAGGGAATACCCTCGGACGTCCCGATCTGGGTCCACGGGCCGGTAGTTGAAGTACCGGAATAAATGACTGTCCTGAGGGGCCCTATATGAATCGGGATAAAACCTCATGATGAAACCCTTCACTGATACCACCGCCCCCACGTCGAACTCAATGAATACAACGCCATCAGGTTAGGGCGCATCCATTTTAAAACTAGTCGAAGTATCCAAAAGACCATCCCACATCTTGTATGGGTCCTGATTCTCATCCCACAACGCTGATGTGGCGATCATTGTGAATGGTGTTGGGTCGACGGTTTCGCTTACTGGAGTAATTATAAGCTGGTTCTCGATAATCTGAATGCGATCTGTACTGCCGTTTATATCAAATCTGTCCGCTACCTGGTTATCAACGAGTGTCGCAATGCCGCGCTCAAGTGCGGCGACACGCTCCTCGAGTGTCAAGCCGCCGTCGTCCGACATTCCTCCAGTCACTAGCAGGGCCAGCCGATCGAAAAGGGCATTCACATCTACAGACTGTGTCATTCAATCGAGTTTACATTTAGAATATATCTACGCCACAGTGAACCATAGACTAATTGACAGGTTTTCCATCGCTTTACCCGCCAGATCGGTGAACCGAACGTCCACTGATCGCTGCATACTAATAATACCCCCATTTGCAATGAAGCCACACGAGCTCGACGGGAGCTCGCGGTCGGAGTACTTGTTTCCATTCGTTGATTATGCGACTGGCATCACGGCAAACGAACCGTTCGCGTGAACGTTGTTGCTTTTGACCTCGCCATGCACCCTGGCGACATGCATAACGATAACCTCAGTCGTGCAAATGCCGTGTAACGTGTACTTGAGCAGTGTAATACGAGACGGCGCGTACCCTCCTGGCGTCAATCCCATATTCAGCGTCATCTTCGGATGCGACAATTTGCGGGTCATGTACGCGGGCCAGTAGAACTTCTCGTGATACTTGCTGTAAGATGCGAGTTGGCGTGTGGCGGCGTTGCGAGAGACCAGTGAAGCGAATGGGTAGTCCGCGAAATCGGTTACCAGCATCTGTGCGACACCAAACTCATCGACGGTGTATGGCTTCCACGTCAAACTGTCGTGGTTAGACGTAAGAGCAGTGTCCTTCAGCATAGGGATGCTGGGAATGTACGTATTCAGGTTCAATGGCTGTGATAGACGGAAACACAGCCTAGAACACGATTCTTCGTTTGGATATGGGTTTTTTTTTTATGGATGCGGTGGACGCGTTAATTGGGTCGCCGCCGTATGCGCCGTACATACTCATCACATCCCTTGTGAGATCTACGTATTCACCGTTGTTTAAATAGCGTGGTGTATTTTTGTATTCCAGCGTTTCCGTGTCGTCGCTGAACCCATTGATGGTTGCGTTGGTATACCCCGAGGCGAGAAGAACTGTTGTTCCAGAATAATTGCGCAAGTAGTCCACTTTGACGACCTCTTCCACTCGCGCGCTCACATAATTCAGATCGTTGTTCCCGATGCGCAACTCGTCGCCCACTTGGATACTTCTAGTCACCATTGCGCCGCTATCTGGGTGCTTGCTCTGTAGTATCGAATAATCGAATGTCCACATGGGCATCACCCACGGACTCGATGCGGATGTGCGCTCGCCGGCGGCATTGAACGCTGGCTGTTGCATGATAATAGCCGTCTTCTTCGTTGAGTCCAGCACCACGGACTGCATGCTGCATGCAAACTTCTCTTTGCTTTCTCCAAGGTGATTACTAAAAAAAATGGGAGTTGACATGGCTCGTAGTTATGGTAAGACTTAGAAATTACTCTAACCCCTCATAAACTCCGCCTCGGACAGCGTGGCCTTGGGATCGTCTTGTCCACTGAATATAAGTTTCCAAAACTGCGACGTGGTAACAGAGTTGTAATCCAAAGGACATTCATGCTTATAGAATTCCCTGGTCACAACCATTTCATAGCTGTTGCTCCCCTGTAGAATCCATGGTCCTGTTGCTGATGCCCCAGAGTAAACAGAGAAGTTTTTGGGCATACGTTTCATGTCAGGATACTGGACATAGTGCCCGGCCCCCAAGTGATAAAAAAATACAGATTTAACTTTGATTGGAACGCGTACGTCGATGATAACGTAAGGAATATCCACATTTTCGCTAATCCATGTAGATCTTAAATAAGTTCCCTTGTAATATGGATCATCAGGACTGTCGAATATTTTTTTAGCGCTATTGTTTGTATCGTACACTGTAGATTCGTCAACGATAATAGTATTACGTAAATCGAACCAATTAGCGCCGGTGTCTGGGTTAAAGTCCCCCTCTGGGTTAGGGGGGACCTCGGGTTCCGGCGGCTCTTCATAAACAATATCCGGGTCATCCTCAACAACAGTCACAGAAATTGCGGCCTTCATTGCACTGATGCGCGCTTCAAGCTCATTAATTTGTAGTGCATGCACGTCAATATTATCATTGTATGGAATATCATTTTCCGCATTTTCATTAAAACCCAATGCAGCCTCTAATGCGGCAACGCGCATGTCCATAGTGTCGAGCTCTGTCTTATGCTGGTCCACACTCTCTTCTTCCATCGTCCTTATCTATTACCCTCTTAGAAAATATAATGAATCTAACCGCTCTCGCCACCCGCACCGTCATAGTCCGGTTCCACAACAGGGTCCGGAGCAGTGTTGTCCGAAGTACCGTCGTCCGGGGTATAGTTAGGGTTTGGGGTTAGATTCGGGTTATTCCGGGTTTCGTCAGCGACAAACTCATTAGTAATTAACCTTGTGGTAGCTCGCCCACCGATAAACACAGCCTCTGCCACTTCTGAATATGTACCTCCGGTTAGGGGGTAAGCCGATGTACCTGGAGGCTGGTGTTGACTGACTACTAGTTTCCAAAATCTATATGTAGCCCTTGCCTTCAACGTGACCTGAATTGTCTGGTCGGTGTACACTTTAGGCGGGTATGGGATGCCAAGTTCTGACCAATTACGGGATCCCTGCAGAATCCATGGTCCGGTTTCCCTAATTGCAGAGTATACATTGAACTGTTGTGGCCACTTTGGGGCTATTACATCAGCGTAATATAGGGGCGAGTCTCCACCGCCCCATGCCGCCACCGATACCGCTAACCCTACTGCCCCTAACCCTAACCCGAGAGTCAGGCCTACACCAGCTGAACCGCCGCTTCTGACAAACGTAATGCTGGAAACGGTGATGAGGGTAACTGAATCGATGATAACGTAAGGTTTTTCGACATCTTTGGTTGCCAAAACAGAGTCGTGGTAAGTCGGCAAGTTGTAGTCAGTTTCTCCCGGATTGTACGGATCGAGATACTTGTCAAATAGGTTTTTGGCGCTCCAGATCACATCATCCGTGGAGTTAGAGATGCTGATCGCAGGTGTAGATTCGCTCACAATTACAGCACTACTCAAATCCAAATACTCATCATCGCCACTGGGGTCGTACGGCTGAAGACCACCAATCCAATTGTTCTCTAGATATTGGATGCGCTTGGACAAATCCTTGATTTGTGCCAAATGCAAATCAATGTTTCCTGTTCCCCACATCATATACGGGTGTGTTAGAAAAAATCAATTCAAGCTCGATTCAAACATGTGTTTACGATTCGTATGATCCCCTAGCGCGTCTGTGAGTAACTCCACAGACTGCTGCGACAGGCCTGGGTGGAACACTGTCTGTGCTCCCACGGCGGCGCGGATGTCGCGGCTGTGAATATTGCCGTCGGTTTTGAACTCGATTCTCGCGACCGCAGTGTCGACTCGCTTCTGCATACTCCCGGCACGCGCGTAGGTGTACGCAATTGCGATTGCGAGTCCAGTGGACCAAGTCGCCATGCTTTACCCCAGTCTCAGATTTTTTTGGTCTCGTAGGTATAAATGTAGTACATAACCATAAGCAGCGCGTCAGCGAGGTCGTCTTGCTTCGATGCGTGATTCTTGAGTGCCATCGCAGTGACGCCTTCCGCGAATGCTTCGGGGGAGCTCACTACAAACTCTTGCATCCACTGCACTGCGGCCTGCTTGTTCAGACGGTAGTTGTTGCGGCTCAGGCCGAAGTGTACCTTGACGTGCCGCGGCGCTAGAACCACACAGCGGTCGTAGTGCATACTGTGCATCACGGACTCTATGATGCGCATGTTGCAGCGCATCTGGCGCTCGACGAGCACGCACTTCGCGTTATCAAAGAAACGCGCGTGGCGCGCCACGAATGCATGCACGTACTCGACGTTGCGTGAGGGCATGTAGCGTCCACTCGCCACGATGGACTCAGAGTTCCAGTAGCATACGGAGTCGCTCGCACAGTCAAATACGCAGATCCCGAGGTTCTTGATGCCGACGTCAATCAATATAATAAACTGGTTCATCGCTATTTGCGGTATTTTTTTAACGCTATATACTGGTGAATTGGAAAGTTTATGGGACTAGTGGCTGCTAGATCGCTGCGTATGGACACGACTTGCTTGCCCACAGGGGAATACAACTTGAACTTACATATGAAATTTCTTAACAAACATGCAAAACACGACACAAACACAATCAAAGCCACGAACCACACCGTCGACTCTGACGATATCAAATCAGTCCACACACTATCAGTAACATTTTCGAAGAGCGTCATTTTATGCAATAACATTAGATTTATAATCGAGTACCAAGTCAAGCAAAGCTGACGAGAGCGCGCCCGTTGCGGATCTGCAGCCAGTTGTAGCTCACGGCCTACACGTCGACATAGAACTCTGCGTCAGTAGTCTGGTCTTTGCCCGACAGTGCGCTCACGTCAAACGACAGCTTGGCGTGCAACACCTTCGAGAAGTTGACGGAACCGGACGGATTGTCACCCTCAGGGTCGATGCAGAGCAGGTAGACGAAAATAGACTTGTCATCGTGCGCGTGCTCCATCTGGGACATCGCACGATCAATCCTCAGTGAAGACACGGTGCCACTCTGGTTGGACGAATGGAGCATATTGTACTTGGTCTTGTTGTGGTCGTTGTTCCCGAAAACACTGCGCTGGCGTCCAACAACCATATCCTTGAGGTAATCGCGCGAGACGCCGTCGTTGATTGCATTGTGGCGCTCCGTGCCGTTGAGGCGGAGTTTGATGTTGTTAACGTCGAGGTGCACGGCCCACTGACGTTTAGCCCCGCCGATGTGACCCATACGCGAGTTTGACATTCCATCGACGTTCGGGTCTTCAGTCGCATCGCCGTGGAAGGCGAAACAATTCTTGCCAGTGGGGCCCCGCTTCAACGTCCCGTTATCAACAAGAGTAGTGACATCTGGCGTCATCTCTGACGTGCGGCGCAGTGTGAAGATGAGCTCCTTCACAGGATGCAGGAAGTTGAGGTCGATGTCGACCTTGTGTGCCGTTCCGCTCTCGGTGCACTTGAACGTCTTCATCTCGCGCACATGCTGCCATTCCTCAATAAGGCGAACCTGCTCCTTGGAAGCAAGCGCCGTCGCCTCGGGTCCAGAAAGGCTGTAGTAGTGGCAACGCAGACGGAAATGCTTGAAGATGCCAGCCGTGAACGACGGAATTTGATACACATTAGTCAATTCAGCGTAGCGGTGGCACTGCATGATCTCCTCGAGGGAACGCAGGCGTAGCGTCACACGTATGTCGTTCACGCCGTGAAGCGCGGCCATGGGGAAGTACTTTCCGGGACTCTTGGTAAAGAAGAAATCGAGCGGGACGTGGTACTCTTTCTTGGAAATGTCTGGAGCCATCGAAATACGCGCACCGGCATCATCCGTGCCGGGTGTGCTGATAATGCGACTCCACGGAGAAGCCTCGTCCGTTGCCGGATACCCATCAATTCCGGCGTAACCCTTACCAGTATTAATAGACCATGGAATCTCCGCCACGTCCTTCATCATCGCCGACGTGCCCGTCGTACCAACCTGCATCGATTGGCGCGCGTTCTTCTGCTTGAGTTCGTTCATAATATAGAGCTGGTCACCACTGACGCGCTGCAGGACAGTCGACCCCACGGTGAACTCTGCGTAGTCAATCATGGCATACCCCACAGACTCCACCCACGAGTACGTATGCGTCTCCTCCCTCACCGTCGGCTTGTTGAACGCGAACGCGAGGTCCATACTACCGAGGAGGTCGCCGCTCTGCGGGAGCAGGAACTGGATCGTCTGGCCCAGCGACGCGTTGTTCACGGGCTCGACGTCCACGAGCTCCATCTGGAAGTTGGACGTGCGCTGGTAGCCCGGGTCCACAAAATACGACTTTGAGTTGTCAAATAGAAGTTGGTCCTCCACACCCTGGTTGAGGGCCATGTGCGATGACGGCATGGCTGAACACTCTACTATTGAGAGAGTCAGAAAGTTTGAAGGTTATTGTAAATCGCTGCGAGAGCGGGGTGCGACGCGACCGCAGCCTCGTTAGCACCATCCACCTGGCGCCGCGCGGATGCCACTGTGGCGTCCTGAGGGAGGTCACTCCGCCCCATCGTGTTCACTGCCGAGTCCACTTGAATCTTCACGCTGCTCGCCGTCTTCTGGTGCAACACTTGAATCGCCGCTGGCTTCGGCTCTCGTTTTAGTATTAGTTTCAGGGCTTGGTACCCGCCGAACACGACGAGCGTTGTTGAAATGATCGACGGCACGTCCATATTCTGCACTTAGATTGGAATATTCGTCGTCCAGTTGATTAAAATCTCTCGTAAACTCGGCTTCACGGTTTGACAGATGAGCGCGAAGCTCGAGCAGCTCGCGGTCGCGCAATTCGCTATGTTGGCGCTGATTCTCCCACCAATCCTTCGCCTCTTTATACCCAGGGTCGTTCGTCAGCATCGTGCTCTTGATGTCCTGCAGATACGGCTTGCCCCACGGCAGCTGCGCCGCTCCGCCCCACATTCAGCGTACTCAGGCCGTTAGATTTTTTTTGGATACTTTCACAAATCCTCGTCGTCGGGATCTACGTAGAGCGGGTTAACCCAAGGGCGTTCGCGTTGTGTACGAAAGTTGCTAACCCGCCGTTGTTTGGATAAAGGGACACTCCACGCAAACGGAGGGTTAGCCTGACGATCCGAAGCCATCCGTCTGTGTGGTTGAAGAACTTCTCGACCTGCAACTTGTCTTTTCTCTACCCCCCTGAGTGGATCCAAGGATACATTTACCGCCTCATATCCGGGACTGAACATAGGTGCATATCCACGTAAGTGTGTTGGTGTCTGCATCTCATTATCGAACGTACTCCCAGACCCATAAATCGGGGGTGGCGAGTTAGGGTTAATTCCGTAAAAATTGGGTTCGGCATCCATATTTTCGACAATCGGCGGAGTGGGCTGAGCAGGCGGGGCTGTGAACTCGTACTCCGGCGGAACCGAGTCCCCCGGGTTAAACCCAGTCCTTCCGACGAATGCTACATACTCAGACATATCTTCTTCATTGCTGGGTGGACGATTCTGCGCAGTATATTGTCGACTGGGTGGCCTGACGCTACTGCCTGGGCGATCACGACGTTCCCTGTCCTCTACATTTAAACGGACGCCCCGGATAAATTCACCCTTCGCATGTCGAGCTTTCCCGCCTTCAACATATTCAGACTCTCGACTAGTTCTCGTTCTATCGTAATAATTATCTTCTTTGCTACGTTCAAACGGATTACCTTCCGCGGATTTTTGAGAAGGCTATGTATACGGGTTCGGGTTAACCCACGGATTGTTTGCATTCACGGGCTCTGTTTTCACGGGTCTTTGGGATGACTGCGGAGTTTGCGAATTTGACTCTGCACCAGGCCATTGATACCGCCACTGCGTATCAGTTGCACTTGGCTTAGTGTCCAATAATGGGTCATTGCGCATCATCTCACTCGGCATCTTGGGTCCAAAGTTAGAGCGGTCGAAGTCACGCGTAGGGGCGTGATTGAAGTTCACAGCCTCACTAATGGGCATCCCCTTAACCCATGTCTTGAAGTAGGCCCATGCATCCTCCAAGTTCTGCGGTCCGAACTCTGCGAGTTGATTAAGGTCCATAGTTTCGCGCTCTGCTGATATTTTTGAGTCTATGAGATATTGGCGGACTCCGGGTAGGTGTGTGAGTTGAGATTTACCCCACCACGTAGGCTTCCACTTATCCTTGGCTCCCACCTTGCCGTCCATGAAATGCCGCCGCTCGATGACACCCTTTCTGCTGTTGTCGTACTCAGCCATTTGATCATTGTCATTGTGTTGTCCTTGAAGCCAAAGGCTGAATTCATTGTGGAGCGCTTGTTTCGCTTTTCGACGAAAGCCAGTTGCCGCTTTCTGTGTATACACAAGCGCGTCCATTCCAACCAGATTTTCCGGCACATCGTATTTAGTCCCGCTTCTACCCGCGCCGAGTGCATTTGAGAGATACTCCATATCGTAAGTCGCATAAGACGAGACATTCGCGGCACGCTCCGACACATTGGACCCGCGAGCGCCTGTATTCCACACCATCCAATTAATAATACATTAGAACATATTTCTAAACATACAGTAACAGCAATACTGATGGAACTCGCCCAACAGCGCTCTGTGGACTGGCACACCGCCCGCCGCGGCAAACTAACCGCATCGAATTTGGCATCAGCGCTTGGACAGGTGAGCTACACGACGCGTGCAGAGGCACTGCGGCGCGCGCTCGGGACAGATACTTTTTTCGGAAATGTCGCAACAGATCACGGTACAAAAAACGAGCAGAATGCGATCGTCGACTACCGGATACTTATCGGAAACCTCGTGGATGCGACGGGGTTGTGGATTCACCCGGATTACACGTGGCTCGCCGGATCACCGGACGGTTTTGTTGGTGACGACGGCATGGTGGAGGTCAAATGCCCCTTTTACAAACGCAAGAATGGGCAGCGTCTTCACTCCACTGTACCGGGCCACTACTGGATGCAGATCAATGCGCTCCTTCATATCACGAAACGCAAATGGTGTGATTACACATGTTGGTGTGAAGAGGGTATGGTGGTCTACCGCCTCTATCCAGATCCAGACACGTTTGACTACCTGCTTTCATTCTATTCCCATTTCTATACCGCGATCAGTACACAGGCGTCGAAACCCCCTCCATTAAAGCCCAAGACCCGCAGCGATATCGAGAAGCGAATCTCGTTCGCAATTCAGCGCACAGTGGACACGTACCACTGGTCCTACAAGCATAAGGGGTCACTCCCTGTATCTTCTGACACATCAGACAGTGATGAAGATGAGGACCCGTCTATCAATGAGAGCAGCAAAAAACAGTGCATTTCCATCGTTCCCAAGTTGGCCGAGTTCCCAGCTACTAACACAGCAGCGTCTGCGAAGGGCACGTTGGCAGGCAGCGAAGATATTCGGACAGAACGAGCCTGCTGCACGCTCAGTGTTTAAGATGTTCGTCAAGAATAACTACAAACACGGCGCGTGTGTGAAATTTGATACCGCCGGGACGTTGAAACGCCTCCGCAAAGCTGAATTCGAAGACGGTACCTGGTTCGACAACGCAACGCTCGCGTACAATGACAACAATAAGATTGTGATGTTCTCCCGCACGATGCACGATGCGGAGATTGTTCAGGTGTTAAATCACGAGGCGCTTCATAACTGGTGCCTCGTGCGGGGGAAGTATATGGGGTGCGAGCGTGAACACGCGTGCATGGCTTTGTTAGGGGATCCAAATGAGGAATATTCTAAGTTTAACGTATAAAAGTCATTCATGGGGTATCAGTTCAAGCGTAGTGATATCACATACGTTCCAGACACTCACGCCGACCAATCAAACGCCGCAACTCCAACATTCATCGGGAAGGTGGCTGGACACCCGTATTATGAAGGGCGCTCGATCCCCAGCACAAAACTTGGTAAGTATCAGAAGATTGGTTCGGCGACGGGCGCTGTGAATACAAACTACACGGCTGGGGTACAAAAGAAGCCCCCCGTGCTCACAAACAACGCTGTGGCTAGTGCAGAGGCCAACGCAATCGCGCGCGGGCCCATTACCAGCCATTACAAGCCCAGCGCAGATCGTATAGATTTTCGAACGCTTAGTATGAGACACTCTGGAACTCCAATCCTCCCTATCCGCTACTACAACTAAAAAAATGGGTCGCACGTTCACCCCCTTCACGACCGTCGACAACAAGCAGGTCTTCTTCGCAATGGGGCCGGAGCGCAACGGCAAGCCGGTGGTCGCCATGGTGTACGGCGACTACTCCGGCGAGGTCGCGGTCGTCACGCCCGCCTGCGTCACGAACTGGCCGCGCTGCACGAGCGACGGAAACTACGGTACTATGTGGGGCCCAACGGACGTGACCAAGACCAAATTTACACTCGACCTCACGGACGCGCCGATCAACAACGCAGAGAACACGCTGTTCACTGACTTCACGACCCTGCACACTGCGATCGACGACAAGCTTCTTGATTTTGTGTTCGCCAACCAGCTCGAGCTACTCGGGCGCAAGAACCTGAGCCGCGACGAAGTGCGCATGCTGCAGATCCGCACGGTGCGCCAGAAGTTCGACAAGACCACTGGACAGCAGAACGGCAACACGCTGCAGTTGAGCGCGGCCAAGTTTGTGT